ATAGCAGACACAGGCGGCATTACCCCTGACACACGCGCAGCACTGACTAACTATGAAGACTTTAAAAACTTTAGTCCACGTGAAGCGTTTAATCTGTTTAAACGGGTTGCTGGCGAAGGCGTGTCTAATTTTGAATCTCGGGCAAGAGGCACACTAGCCGCGATTCCCGGGTCATTTGGCGATATCGGTCAAGAGTTTGATATACGCGGTTTGCGTGAGCTGCCAACTACTGAGCAGTTGTTGAAGAAATACCCACAGCGTTTAACAGAACCAACAGCAGAGGCTGAAGGGTTTACAAATCTAGGCACGTACATGCCTTTTGGTGTTTCTCCTTCTGCCGTTACTGGTACAGCTAAAACGCTGATGAACGCATTTAAAAAGGCTGCGCCTACAGAACGGACTTTAGATCAGGCGTTACGCTCACTGTATGGCAATAGCACTACAGTTCAGTCGCGAGCTGCGGAAGACACGCTAAGGGATATGCAACGATTAAATAATCATCTTGATGGGACTAGAGTTTCTTCTCCAGTTGTTCAAGCTGTTACTCCAGCAGCTAGATCCGCAGATCAATTGTTTGTTGGAAGAATTGATGAGTTCCTTGCTAACCAAAAAAATCCGGTGACAAAAGAACAGCTTATTGGTCAGCTAAAAGGAAAATTTAGAGACTATGAAATTGCTAGAGTAGAAGAGGCGTTAGCTGATTTACCTGCAGCAAGCAAACTTCAACCTGCTGATCTTCTTGCTAGAGTAAAAAGCAAATACCCAGTGGACAATTTTCGTACTTCTATAATTGAACCAAAACCGGGCGTTCAATACAACAATGTAGATAATGTTTACAAAAAAAATGTAGGCATTATTAACCTAACTCTTCCTGTAGCAGATGCGACTAGAAAAGCTGCTGATGACGCAATGCTAACGCTGCATAATTTAGATAACTTTGGGAATGGAAGGTTTGATCCTAGGTTTGATCCTCCGCAAATAGGGCAAATAACTACGTATTTAAAGGAAAATGGACTTTCTTCTAATTACAAAGAATTACTAAATTCTTTTAAAGTTGTACAAAATAGTCCAGAAATTAAAAAACTAACCACGGCAAAAGAAACATTATTAGATGTTGGTAGGGCTATTTTGTACCCTGATTTACATTCAAAAATACCAGAAGTAACTGCAAAACTAAAAAAACAATATCCTAATACATATATTGGGGAATTAATTCCAGAGAGGGATATGGAATTAGCTAAAATAGGATTAAAAGAATTAACAGCCTTATCTTCCGATCCTCAATTTAAATCATTACAACCTATTGTAAGTCAATTAAAACGAACGATTGATTCAGGAAAAGATATAAGAAAATCCGATATTATTGGAAAAATAAATGTTGAAATTTCTTTGCTGGACCAGCAGTTTAAACCTGTTGTGGATAAGCTTGTTTCAGGACAAGCTAAAGATGAATACGTTAAATTAGGTAACGAATTACAAAAGAAAAAAATCTATGAAGGTCAACACCCCTCAGTTACAGGAAAAGAAAATCCTGTAGCTTTTAGCCGCTTTGTTGATAAGGAAGCAGTTATTCCCGGAATGGGCAACACAAAAGTTATGCATATTATAGAACTTCAGTCTGATTTGTTTGACGATATTGTTAAAAAAGGATCAAAAACGGGGAGCAAAGAAAAAGATCTTGCGGAAGTAGTAAATTTAGATAAAAAAGCATTTCAGATAGAACATTCTGGTCCATTCCAAAGAGAAGCCGTGGATAAAATTAAACAAGTAATAGATAAATATTACTTCCCTAATGAACGATCAAAAGCAATGAAAGAGGTATTAGATAGATATCCTGACCTTAAACCACAGCTAATTGATTACATAAAACTAACCGATAGAAGTTCTAAATTAAAGGCACGGGCAGATATAGGTAATTACAACAGGGATGAGGCGTTTGCTGGGATGGAAAAATCTCCGCAAGTTTTACAACAACTTATGATTAAAAACTCCATAGGTGCAGCAATGCAGCGCGGGGTTAACGCAATTACTTTCCCCGGAAAAGAATCGGAACAAGCACAGCTTTATGAAAAATTAGGTCCAAACTTAAAGCAAGTAGTAAAAGATCTTGGCAAGGGCTTTGAAATAAGACCCATAGAAATGTATGATGATTTGGGTAATGCGTACATGCATGAGGGCCTTGTATGGAGCAAAGACACCGCAGCTAGAGTTTTAAAAGAAGGCATCAAGTTCAATAAAGGCGGAGCAGTGGATAAGAACAATTTAGATTATGCAAAGTATATTTAAGGAAATAAAATGCCGATAGATCGTAACGAGAGTCTGCCAACAGGCAACATTGATATTGAAGTGTCCGCATTAGAGGACATGCCTGATGTCGAGATTGAACTTGATGAGGAAGGTGGCGTTACGGTCAGCCTTGGCGAAGGTGATGACGAAGAGCTTGGCTATGATGCCAACCTAGCAGAGATACTTCCTGAAGATGTGTTATCCCAAATATCGGATAACTTGATGGGCCTGTTTGAAGCAGACAAGTCGTCACGCGAGCAGTGGGAAAAGATGTACAGCGATGGCTTAGAGCTTCTTGGTCTGACCATGGAAGAGCGTACTAAGCCGTTCAAAGGATCGTCTGGCGTATTCCATCCAATGCTGCAAGAGTCCGTAGTGCAGTTCCAAGCACAAGCATTGAAGGAATTGATGCCTTCAGACGGCCCTGTACGTACACAGGTGCTTGGCAAAGAGACACGTGAAAAGGTCATGCAAGCGGTCCGCGTCAAGGATTTCATGAACTATGAGATCACCACCGATATGCCCGAGTACACCCCTGACTTTGATCAGATGCTGTACTACGTTGGCTACGGCGGCTCGGCATTTAAGAAGGTTTACAACGATCCAAGTCTAGGCCGTATGGTCAGTCCTCTGGTATTACCGGATAACTTGTACATCCCATATAACGGCTCCAGCGTTATGAGCCGTTGTGAGCGAATCACGCACCGTATTCCGATGTCCACCAATGCGTATCGCAAGGCTGTAGTATCCGGTCAGTATCTTGATGTAGCAGAGTCAGAAGTTGATCAAGAAGCCACGCAGATACAAGAGTCGTTAGACAAGATAAGTGGCATGTCGCCCGCGGGCGAGGAAGAAGAAATGTCGTTGTTGGAGTTCCATGTTGACTATGACTTGCCCGGGTTTGAGGATATGGGTGAGGACGATGAGCCAACAGGCATAAAACTGCCGTATGTCATAACGCTGGATGAAGTATCCGGTCAGGTTGTTGGCGTTCGTAGGAATTGGAACGAAGATGATGATAAGCAGATTCGTAAAGAATATTTTATCCACTATTTGTTAGTTCAAGGTCCCGGCTCCTACGGTTTGGGTTTCTTGCATTTGATGGGCGGTCTGACTAAGTCTGCTACATCGTCGCTGCGTCAATTGATTGACGCAGGTACGTTCTCTAACCTTCCTGCGGGTTTTAAAGCTAAGGGTGCACGTATTGAGAACGATGACGTGCCTATCCAGCCGGGTGAGTGGCGGGATATGGATGCAGGCGGCATGGAGTTGACCTCGTCTATGCTGCCGTTGCCCTACAAGGAGCCTAGCCAGACGTTGTTTGCGTTGTTGGGCTTCTGTGTAGACGCGGGTCGTCGTATTGCATCGATTACCGATTTGCAGGTTGGGGACAGTAACCAGAATGCGGCGGTAGGTACGACGATTGCGCTGTTAGAAAAAGGTTCGATGGTAATGTCGGCGGTGCATAAGCGCTTGCATTACAGCCAGAAGCTTGAATTCCAATTGCTGGCAAAGGGTTTTGCAGAGTTTTTGCCTGACGAGTATCCGTACGACGTGCCGGGCGAGAGCCGCAAGATCAAGCGTTCTGATTTTGATGATCGTATTGATATTCTGCCTGTATCTGACCCTAATATTTTCTCTGTAGCCCAGCGTATTACGATGGCACAGACGCAGTTGCAGTTAGCGCAAAGCGCTCCACAAATGCACAACATGTACGAAGCTTATCGCCGCATGTATGAGGCGATTGGAGTGCGGGACATCGATGGGTTGCTAAATAGCCAAGAGATTGACAAGCCAAAAGACCCGATGAGCGAGAACGCTCAGGCATTGGATGGATCACCGTTGAAGGTATTTGCTGGTCAGCAGCACGATGCGCATATTTTGTCGCATTTGCTGTTTGGGCTATCTCCTTCGGTGGCTTCAATGCCAAATGTTGTGATAAATCTGCAAAAACACCTGTTAGAGCACGTCAAAACCAAGGCGGAAGAGTTTGTGGAAGCCCAGTTGTTTAGGGAATATGGCATGGATCCAGACAAATTGGTGTCAGCCTTGCAACGTGAGGCGATGATTGCATTGAAAGCAGCTGAGTTTTATCAAGAAGCGAAAGCTTTGCAGGAGCAATTGTCTGGTGCTAACCAGCCGCCTACTGATCCATTGATAGAACTGAAGAAACAGGAGCTTGCACAGTCTGCACAGCGGGATCAGGCCAAGATCGCTATGGATCAGGCCCGTATGACCCTTGATCAGCAGAAGGAAAACAATGATATGGCTGTTGATCAGGCTCGATTACAGCAGGCAGCACAGACAGCCAAGGAAAGAAACGCCGTAACGCTAGTCAAGGGGAATAGTAATGTCCAATAGAAAACCAAATTTGGTAAAACTTTCAAGAAAGTTACCGCCTAGACCAAAGGTTGTTCCACGTGAAACAATTGGGGAACCACGTCCTACCTTTGTTTACAGGAAAGATGCATTTAAAAAAGTAAAAATTACATAATTTTAGTGTCTTTGTACAAATAAACATGCATAATATGCATGTAGCCTTCGGATAGGGCCTGTACTATCTGCGTTCTTGGAGTAATTCCATGCTTGAGTTCACAGAGAAAGTGTTACACGAACTTCGTTCGCTTAAAAAGCAAACGGAGGACATCATCTTGGGTGGTGGTGTTCGTGATATGGAACAATATAAGTTCCTACAGGGTCGTCTAGAGGGGTACAAATTTGTCGAAGAGAAGATTGCTAGTCTTCTTAAAGATACCTTCATAGATTAAAGGACCCTTATGACAGCGAATGCTTTAGAAGAGAAGTGGGCAAAGGAAAAGGAAGAAACAGGTCCTACCTTAGATGATGCCTATACCCATGACGGTAGTCTTGTCGTAGAAAACATTGACGAGTCTGTTGTTGATCGTATTCCACAGCCTACAGGTTGGCGGATTGTTGTCCTCCCTTATCGTGGTGCAGAAAAATCCAAAGGTGGTATTGTTTTGGCGGATCAGACACGTGAGCGCCAGCAATTGACCACTGTTTGTGGCTATGTATTAGCGGTAGGTGGCTTGGCGTATCGTGATGAGGTTAAATTTCCTAATGGCGCATGGTGTAAAAAAGGCGATTGGGTAATTTTTGGTCGTTACGCGGGTGCGCGTATAGGCTTGGATGGCGGCGAAATTCGTATTCTTAACGATGACGAAATTTTAGCCAATATAAACAACCCAGAAGACATTCTGCATATGTGAGGTAAGTTATGGCTAATTCAGTACCTGATTCACAGTTGGAATTTAATTTAGGGGATGGCGAAGTAGAGACTTCGGTATCCGTAATGGAAGAGGAAGAAGAAAACCAAGGTTCTGTTGTCGAAACAGAGCGACAACCTTCTTCTGTAGAAGAACCAGAACAAGAAACCTCCCATAAAGCAGAGCTTGATACTGTTAGTGATGCTGTTCAAAAACGTATTTCTAAGCTCACTGCAAAGATGCGGGAAGCAGAGCGCCGAGAGCAGGCAGCTTTGGAATACGCTAGAGGGATTCAGGCTCAGGCTACTGATCTTCAAACTAGGCTGGTTCAGACAGATAACAGTAGGCTGTCAGAGACTAAGACTAGGATGGACACCCAGCAAGCTACTCTCCGCGCTATTATTAGACGAGCAAGAGAAGAAGGCGATATTGATACCGAGACAGAAGCGCAGGAAAAACTGTCGGACTTATCGTATGAGCAACGACGTATTTCTGAGTGGATGGCTCAACAGCAGTATCAGCAAGAACAGCAACAACAGCCACAGCAGCAACAATACCAACAGCCACAACAGCAGCCTAGGCAAGCTCCACAGGCTGCACCTCCTAGCCCAAAAGCGGAAGAATGGGCTGCTAGGAATGAGTGGTTTGGCAAAGATCGTGTTCTGACGTATGCTGCGTGGGGAATTCATCAATCTTTGACTGAAGAAGAAGGAATTGACGCAGATACAGACGAGTACTATACTGAATTAGATAACAGGTTACGTTCGGAGTTTCCACAGAAACTTCAACCTTCTGTTCAAACTAACAGACAACGGAATACCGTGCCATCCGTTGCCCCTGCTACCCGTAGTTCTGGGATAAATAACAGTGCACGTCGGACGGTGAGATTATCACCAAGTCAAGTTGCTATCGCAAAAAAACTCGGCGTTCCTCTTGAGGAATATGCCAAATATGTGAAGGATTAAATCATGGCTGACCAGAAACTTACTATCGACCGCGCTCCTCGCACTACACGTGAGAAGGAAGCACGTCGCAAACCTTGGGCTCCTCCTTCACGTTTGGATGCGCCACCTGCCCCTCCCGGTTACAAGCACCGTTGGATTCGCGCTGAAATCAACGGATTTGATGACAAGCAACACGTCTATGGTCGTCTTCGCGAAGGTTATGAACTCGTTCGCAATGAAGAACTATCAGAAGAATATCGTGACACCATGCCTACCATTGAAGATGGTAAACATGCTGGCGTGATTTCTGTAGGCGGTTTATTGCTTGCTCGAATTCCGGAAGAAACAGTTGCGGAACGTAATGCTCATTACGGACGGAAGGCACAGGATCAGATTAAATCAGTAGACAACGAGTTGATGCGTGAAAACGCACATTCGACAATGCGAATACAGAATCCCGAAAGGAATTCTCGCACTACTTTTGGAAACCGTTAATTCGGTATTTATCTTTTTAGGAGCTACAAATGGCAAACGTAAATAAGCCTTTTGGTTTGCGTCCGATAGGTAACCTTTCTGCTACTGGTGCTCAGAAGCAGTATGGCTATCTAATTGGCGACAATCAAGCTGGCGCAATCTTCCAAGGTGACTTGGTTGTTGTGTATGATGGCTACATCATTAAGTATGATGCATCCACCCACGCTGCACCAACTGGTGTATTCAACGGTTGTAACTACGTTGATCCAACTTCGGGTAAGCCTACATGGTCTAACTACTACCCCGGTTCAGTGAACATCACTTCTGGTGTAATTACTGCCGATGTATTGGATGATCCAAATCAGTTGTTTATGATTCAAGCAGCCGGTACTCCAACACAAGCTGACATTGGCAAAAATGCTGATCCTACTGCATCAACCACTGGTAGCACAGTAAGTGGTGTTTCTAACGGCACTCTTTCTTCTACTATTGCAAAAACAGCAGCATTGACAATGAAAATTGTTGGTCTGTCAAATACGCCTAGTAACGAAATGGGCCAGTATGCAGTACTTATTGTTAAACTCAATCAACACCAGTATGGTAGTGTTGGTGTTGCTGCTGACGGAGCGTAATCATGGCTATTTCTCGTTCACAACTAGTTAAAGAACTAGAGCCCGGCCTGAACGCTTTGTTCGGCATGGAATATCGTCGCTACGAAAACGAACACACACAGATCTTCTCGGTTGAGACTTCTGATCGTGCGTTTGAAGAAGAAGTGATGTTGACGGGCTTTAATGAAGCCCCAACCAAAAATGAAGGTGCTGGCGTTCAGTACGATACCGCTTTGGAATCGTTCACCGCTCGTTACACTCATGAAACCATTGCTTTGGCGTTTGCTCTGACCGAAGAAGCTATCGAAGATAACCTCTACGATAGTCTGTCTAAGCGTTACACACGCGCCCTTGCTCGTTCGATTCAGTACACCAAGCAAGTTAAAGCTGCTTCTGTATTAAACAATGCGTTTAATACTGGTGGTTCTTACAACGGTGGTGACGGCGTGTCTCTGTGCAACAGCGCACACCCAACCGCACTTGGCCCTAACTTCAGCAATACTCCGGCTGTAGCTGCCGACTTGAATGAAACCTCGCTTGAGCAAGGTATTATTGATGTCGCTGGTTTCACTGACGAACGTGGTTTGAAGGTAGCTGTGTCCGTTGTGAAAATGGTTATCCCTTCACAACTGCAGTTTACGGCAGAGCGTTTGATGAAATCTACTCTACGTACTGCAACTGCGGATAATGACATCAACGCAATCCGTTCGATGGGCATGGTTCCACAGGGTTATGCGGTTAATCACTTCCTGACAGATCCAGATGCTTGGTTCTTGATGACTGATGCACCTAACGGCATGAAGATGTTCCAGCGTTCGCCACTCAAAACCGCCTTTGAAGGTGATTTTGATACTGGCAACGTGCGCTACAAGGCACGTGAGCGTTACAGCTTTGGCTGGTCTGATCCACGTGGTATTTATGGTTCAGTAGGCGCTGCTTGATCGGGTAATTTTGATCAGAAAACGGG